GCTGTTGCGAATGCGAGCAATCTGGGTAGTTGAGCGGATGGTGCTAGGCGATGCATAGTTAGCATCAAGATTTGTGTAGCCGTTGTCATTAAGGTAATTAGATCGATGATCCGCATCGTCATAATCGACTAAGCCTGTCTTGGTCTCATGGATCTGACCTAGTGCGCTGTTAGCAATCTGATCTGCCAGAGTGTTTGACTTAGCAGAAGCCGAAGCTGCAAGGGCAATCATGGTGTAGAAGCCTGAGTCAATTGTTCCCACGCTGGTCTCTGCTTCAGCCCATGTGGTAGTTGCAGGGTATGTTGCCCATGTCTGTGTAGGAATTACCTGTGACCATGGCAGAGAAAGGGCATTGCCTAGGATAGCAGCGATCTGTGCGCCGTCTAAGCCTTCTGCTAGGGCTGTGTTATATACAGCCTTGGTGAGCCTTGCAAGGCTTCCTACGCCCAACAAAGTGCCGACTGTGATAAAGCCAGTCTCCTCTGGACTTCTGACACCAATGGAGAAGTCTGAGACCTCGCCACCGAATACAGTCACATAAGTGCCAGATGAGTTTTTAAGCTCTAAAGTGATTGACTCAGAGACATTGATGGTGAAAGGTGAGCCATCTGTGTTGATGATCTGTACTCGGCAGTAGCCAGCGGTAGGCTGGCGGTCGATGTCTAAACGACCAGAAGCAAAAGATACGCTTGTGACATTGGTGTAGACATCATCATTGACTGTCACACGCCACTCTGGAAGCCATGGCATTAGCCGATACCTTGTAGATCTAGAGTGCCTCGGTTGCCTGCATCGATTAAGACTTGCTGAATAGCCTCTGCGATAGCGTTAGGATCTCCCACGCCTGTGTTCACAGTGATGTTTACTCCGCCTCCAGCATTACCTGCTCCTGCAAGGTCTGCTGCATCGGCTGCTGCCTGCTGGCTTGCTGCCGCTGCCGCTGCTGTGTAAGCAGCCGCTTCTGCCGCTAGGATCTCTTTGAGGCTATCTAGAGCCGCTGAAGATGTAGCCATGAAGTCTGTGACAGTTGCAGTAGTGGCATTTGATAGTGCCGCATTGGAGTCATTGTAGAGCTTGTCCAATGCATCTGCTGCTGCCTGTGAGGTTTCCACGATTGTGTTAGCTGTTGCTGTGCCAGAACTTGCAATCGCTGTGTTAGTGGTATCTGTTGCAGATGTAGTAGCTGAGCCGATAGAGGCGGTTGCAGTAGATGTAAGAGAGCCAAGTGTTGTCACTGCGGTCTCTACTGCTGACTCTGACTCATCCGTTGCCATCTTGAAAGATGACTTAAACTCTGAAAGGTTAGGCTTAACTTCAGTAGCTGCAATCTTGGCTGCGACTTCTGACCAAGCAACGCCTGTAGAAGTCATGCCTGTGCGGACTTCAGTCAGTGCGTTAGTTAATCCACCAATGGCTGCAGCAACAGGATCGACCTTCCATGTGCTGAAAGGATCTTTTACTTCTACATCCTTGACCTTATCTAAAGCGGCTTGAAGCTCTTTAGCCTTCTCCTGTGCCTTTTCTAATGCCTTCTCGTATTTCTCGACATTGGTGAGGTTTTCTTCCTCGATGGCTTGCATCAACTTCAGGCGGATCTTATCTTCCTCTGACAGTTTACCTTTGAGAGCTGCTTGAATCTGGATCTGCTGTAGGTCAAAGACTGCTCTTGCCTTAGCAAGTTTTAGAGCATCTTGCTGCGCTTTAGTTGCTGCCTTTTGTGCGGCTTCTAATTTCTTCGCCCTTGCTGCTGCCGCGGCTTCTAGTTTTGCTAACGCGGCATTTCTTTGCTTCTCACTTAGACTTAACTGTGGCGCTTTAGGCTGTGTCTTGCCTAGATTGACACCAGTCTGAGCACCTGCAAAGCCTTGAAAGATATTCTTAGGTAGGTTCTTTAGTGTCTTAAATACATTGGTAACACCGCCGATAGCAGTACCAGTTGCAACTGTTATCTTTGCTAGAGCACTAGCAATGCCTTCAATTGCTATCGCTGCATCGCTGGCTTCTGTGCCACCGCCAACACGAGCGAAGGCATCTACTAAACCCTTACCTATGATCTCTGAAGCATTGCCAGTAGCGATAGATAAGACTTCCATGCTGTAAGCCGTGGAGTCTAGGTAGTCTGAAGCTGCACCTGCTGATTGGGTAAGCAGCACTCCTAGGATCTCAGAGAAAGACTTTGATTGAATCTCTGCCTTGGTGAGTCCTGTGTTGTACTTTATCAAGCCTTTAGTTATTCCAACATAACCCTTGGCAAGGTCTTGGCTAACAGTTGCAAGGTCAATTCCAGAAGCTCTGCTAATTGTGATGGCATCATTGAGTAACTTCTGAGATTGAGTCAATGAGCCAGTAGTGGTCAATAAAGATTGGAAGGCAGGTCTTAGAACATCATCTGCAACAGCGGCTGACTTCTCTAATTCAGAAATGTAATCAGCAATAGAAGGATTTGCAAAGCCAATGCCTAGATTGTCAACAGCGCGAGTGAGGCGAATTGCTGCTGCTTCATCCTCTGCGAATGCCTTGACTGCTGCCTTGCCGTATCGAGTGATCGCGGCAGTACCGAATGCAAGACCAAAAGACCCAGCGAGTGTCTTAACAGTTCTAGTAAGTTTTCCAGTGGCTGTCTCGGCTTCCTTGAAAGCCTTTTTACCTGTAAATTCAGCTGCAATGTCAATGACTACATTTGCCATGATTAGCCTCTCACACTTGCTCGTTGATTAAGTTTATCTCCAGCAGTCTGAATTGCTTTGAGCACACCTGATCTGGCTTTGCCATTGTTTTCTTCATAAGCACGATAAAGAACGCGACCCTGCATCTTCCCTTTGCCTGCGAGCGGAGCGCGGTACTTTTCATTTTGATTAACTACGAACCTGCTATTAGGGCTTAACTTGCCCATTCTCTCATATATAGACCCTGCGCGGCTGTTGTTGAATACGCTAGCAAGGGATCTGAATCCTCTGGAATTAGGCTTCGATGGTGTGGTCTTATAGCCAATGCGAGATCTGACTTCAGAAGGATTGAACACTGGAAAAGTTGCCTCTGACATTTGACGAGGCAACCATCCGCTTAGAATCTGTGAACGATCAGGCACATAACCTTTTGCTGATTTGCTAATTGGCATGATGGCTGTCTTGATTTCCTTCTGAGTAGCCTTGGCTAAGTCAGGAGTGAAATTACGCAAAGCCTTGCGGAGTTCAATGCCGCCTTTTACGCTTGCTGGCATCTGCTGACTCCTTCGCTTCGTCTGTAAGACCTTGAAATAATGCGTTGAGCATTACTCGATCTAGCTCTAATAATTGCTGTGGCGCGATCCCTAACCTAATGCTTAACCTAGCAATTAGGTAGGTGAACGGAAGATCGCGCTTTAAGCTAAAGGGTCTGAATCCTCCACAGAGACACTTTTCAATGTCTCGATGAAGTCGATCCCGAAAGGCTTAACAGTTTCACCTGACCTGCGAGTAACTTCCCATGCTAACCAATAGACATCGCTCTGCTTTTCTTCATCGCGAAACGCCTTATGGAAGCCCTTTTTAGCGTACTGCTCGAATGAGTACTCCACTGCTGGAGTGATCTCGCCTTCTAGTACGCTTCCATCTGTACGAACTATCTTTAGTCTTGCCATGGTTTGCCCCTTTGTTTAGTTGTTTAGAATGTGCCTGTAGTTGCTACTGCGATAGTTGAATTACATGTGAATGTAATCGATTGTACCCCGATGTCACTTACGCTGCCGTTAATGTCGGTCGTATTATTGACCAACAGAGAAACGGTATAGAGAGGGTTGGTTGCAGATACAGCTGTTCCCTTTGTCTGTAGGAATACAGCTGTGACAGTTGTTCCCCATGCAGCTTGTAGTGTTGCCAATACATTCGCTGCTGCTGTGTCATTTAGGAAGTCAATTGTTACAGTTGATGACTCTAAGCCCTTTACGAACTTATGTGAGTTATCACCCATAGCAGTTACTTCAAGCTCATCGAATGTGCGGTTAATTGTTACTGCTGTTACATGGTCTGAAAGATCAACAGAATTAATCTTCACACCGACATTATTGTTTAGAAATACAGCCATGAGATTATTCCTCGTCTTTCTTGGTAGGTGCTGGCTTTGGTGCTTCTGGCTTAACCTGTCCGATCTTGATCAGAAAGGCTTCGTTCTCTTTTTCCCAATCGGACATATTAACTCCAACTCGTTAGGATTGATACGGACATCTCACAGCTGAGCAAGTCTCCGCTTGCCGCGTTGAGAACACTAGGTGCGCTGATTGCGCCTACATTATATGTCAAAGATGATGCTGCTAGTAGTGCGAACACGCTAACTACAGTGTCCTCTATTCCGTTAAGGTTTCCCTCATTGTCAAAGAGTGGGACAGTCATCACGATCTTAAAGTTAGCCATTGGGCTAATGCCAATGTGTTGATTGTTTGTAGGTGTCAGATAAGGATCATCTGGAGACACGATTACAGAGTTAGCAAGTACTGTTGCAGGTGGAAAGGCAAAAGTCTGCCACTTGGCATTGTTGACTAGAGCAGTTGCTAAAGTGGTGCGAAGTGTGGTTATGGCAACTGGCATTAGCCCACCATAGAGTTAGGGCTTAGCGCGTGAGCGATCAATCCTCGCACCTTAGCCAAGAGCTGTGCGCTCATGCGGTAAGGGCTTGGCTGGAAATCGACAAGGTTACTGCCCGAAAGGGTAGCAGTACGCGCTTGCCAGATTTCAACAGATACCATCAAAGCTGCTTGCTGGACTGCCATGTCAAGAGTCCAGTCTGTGTAAGTTCTTGAAGCGACTGAGCCATAAGGCGCAATGGCATGCTTAGGCTGCGCTGTCGCGTGGTTTGTAACCATGCTGATTGAATAATCTCCAACGGCTGTAATAACTTTACTGCCATTGTAAGCAGTTCCAGAATTAGAAATTGTGACTGTTTGACCTACATAAAAGATTTCTTTGACAGGATCATTAAAGTAAAGAGTTCCCTGACCCACAATGTTTTCATGAGCTACTGTAAAGTAAGTAGGACTCCAGAGCATAGGCAATAAGACTGCATCTGTTGCATCACAAACTTCTTGCAGGGTGGCATCTGGGTACAAAGTACCGACTCCGAGAGTGCTACGGAGTTCTGCAACTGTTGTTAATGCCATTCCCATTCCTTTCTAAAGACCCTGAGGGGCAGAGGGCTACTGCCCCTCAGAGCGACTTAGTTACCTAGTTATCAGGTTAGGTTGAACCAGTTTGCGCCAGCCGCTAACTTAGTGGCAAGTGCTCCCTGACCGAATAGTAGAATGTCTACAGTTCCGTCTGAGTTAACATTAGTGCGAAGCTGCTGACGAGCACCCTCGTACCATGTGTAAGCATCTGGGTTAATAACAGCCATTGAGTAATCTGCTGTTCCTACTCCACCAGAACCCTTC